TACTCTAATAACAGGCAGTTGACTAACGTAAGATTCTAAAACTATGGAAGAAGGATTTTTGAGGCTAAGCCGCAGGTTTTTCTCGAATGAAATGTGGAAAGTTGCCCGTGAGTTTTCGGAATGCGAAGCGTGGCTTGACTTGATTCAGTCAGCACGATTTGATGCAACCGACGAGGCGTATAGCGAACTCATCGGAGGTCGAGAAATCTCTTATACAAGAGGTCAATATCCGGCATCCATATCGTTTTTGATGAAGCGTTGGAAATGGTCTGAAAAGAAAGTCAGGTATTTTCTTTCCAAATTGAAGAAGAAGGGGATGATTACAACTTGCAACCAACAGGGTATGACTGTCATAACCCTATGCAATTATGATGACTACAATCCTATCAAGGACAAGCCAAAGGACAATGGTAAGGGCATAGATAATGATAAAGAAATCAGTGATTTAAAGGTAGCTATGGGCAAGCTAAGGGCAGAGATAAGGGCAATGTCACAAAAAATGGCTGAAAAGATTGAAGATTTGGGGCAAGGTAGGGGCAATAAGAAAAAGAAAGATAAAGAAATTATTAATAATATTATTCCCCCCACACCCCCCAAGGGGGAGGGACTTAACATAAAAGCCCGTTCTCTTTTTGAAACCCATTATAGACAGTTGTTTGGAAGTGATTATTACTGGACGGCCAAAGATGCAGGGGCAATGTCCCAGTTACTTCAGAAACTGAAGTTCCAGCGGGAGCAAAAGCAGATGGACGTAGCTGAGGATTCAATTCTGTATGCTCTTCAGTATCTGCTATCGTCCATAAAAGAGGGGTGGATATTCGAGAATTTCAGCGTGACGAACATCAATTCCAAGTTTAACGAGATAGTTTCCCAAGCCAAGAAAAAGGCTTATTCCAAAACAGATATATGCGTAGTCCTGAAAGATAATTCTACTGAAAAATACAAAGACAAAGGATGGTAACATGGAACAGATAGATTTCAGACAAACAATCGAAAGGCTGAAGGATACGGGGTTTTCACCTGTACCGAATACGGTAGAAATTTCTATTCCAGATGCAAAGAATGTTTTAAGGGCTGGTATTAAATACTTCACGGGGGAGAATGCCAGATGGCTTCCGGAGTATGAAGAGGTTGCAAACTGGCTGGCCGGCAATGGAGGTCGTGGGCTGTTGTGCTTCGGCAATTGCGGAAGAGGAAAGACCCTTATTTGCGGAAGGATTGTTCCTTTGGTTCTTAACCATTACTGCCGCAAGGTGGTAAGCTGCTACGATGCACAGCAGATGAATGCAGATTTGGACGCCGTGAAGCAAAAACACATCATCTACGTTGACGATATAGGGACAGAGAATTTAAGCGTGAAATACGGCGAAAAAAGGCTTGCATTCGCCGAACTGGCAGACGAAGCCGAGAAGAAAGGAAAGCTTCTTATCCTGACTACCAACCTCACGATAGACGAGCTGAGAGAGAAGTATGGGGAAAGAACCATTGACCGGCTGAGGGCGATAACGAAAACCGTCCTCTTCAGCGGTGAAAGTCTGAGAAAATGATATGAAAATCACAATTAACTGGGTAACTCGTGACTGGAACCTGATCAGGAGACTACGTGAAAAATACCGTCTCCCACAATACATGAACGTGAACGGACTCACAGAAGCAGAGGTTGACGAAGAGACATTAAGCAATCTCCGCAAGGGTGAGCCAAAGTATTTAATCATCAGAAAAGTAGAGAAATGACAAGACAAGAATCAGAAAGAAAGCTCAATGAACTGAGAAAGAAGTATATCGCCTTGATTTCATCCATGAACTTTGCCAAAGCACAGAAAATCAAGAACAAGATTGACTCCCTTGAAAGAGAGGTGGAACCGCATTCCTTGGGAGAACTTCTTCAGGACTATACCCCGGAGTTCAAGGTAGAAATGCTTCGCAAGATGCACAAGCTGTTCATCTATTCAGACTTACTTGAGGGTGCGGCACTGGAGTTCCAGTCTGAACTTGAATCAAACGGAATAGATGCTCAGGTAGTTTTTCAGGTGAAACGCGTACTGAAAGAACTGAGAAGCATAGTACGAATACCCGATGAAGAGAAAAACGCTTCATTGTCTGACAACTTTGCCGGGATGTGTGATGAAGCCGGACTTGTAGTGAGTAACATAATCAACAAATATCTTGCAAAATGATAACGGAGAATGACCCAATACTTCCACGTAAAGTGGATTTGGAGAAGAACCCTTCTGGAACTGAACTGAAAATCGCCCAGCATCGGGAACTGGAGAAACATGGAAAGTATGTGGCTATCCCAGGCGACAAGACACGGACGCGAATTTTCGTCCGCAACGGTGAGGATGCGGAGAAGAAGATAGCCGCTTACTTGGAGAGAATCAACAATCGACCTCAAAGATGGAACTGATATGATAAAATTACTCTATATTGACCTTTTCTGCGGTGCCGGGGGAACCAGTACCGGAGTAGAAAACGCACGCTACGAAGATGAACAATGTGCGAAAGTTGTCGCTTGTGTAAACCACGATGCAAACGCCATCGCCAGCCATGCGGCAAATCACCCGGATGCGCTCCACTTCACGGAGGACATCAGAACTTTGGAACTATCTCCTTTGGTGGCCCATGTAGAACGAATGAAGAAGATTTATCCGGATGCACTGGTTGTATTATGGGCCAGCCTTGAATGTACGAACTTCAGTAAAGCCAAGGGCGGCCAGCCACGGGACGCCGATAGTAGGACGCTGGCTGAGCATCTTTTCCGATATATCGAGGCTATTGTTCCAGACTACATACAGATAGAGAATGTTGAGGAGTTCATGTCATGGGGCGATATGGATGAAAAAGGGCACCCCATCAGCAAGGATAAAGGGCGATGCTATGAGAAGTGGAAACGCAACGTCAGGAAATATGGTTACGATTTTGACTGGCGCATTCTTAACGCTGCCGATTATGGGGCATACACCACTCGCAAGCGGTTCTTCGGTATCTTCGCCAAGCGTGGACTTCCGATTGTATTTCCAGAACCTACTCACTGTAAGTATGGGAAAAACGATATGTTTGGACGATTGGAAAAGTGGAAGCCGGTCAAGGAAGTGCTGAACTTTTCAGATGAAGGAGAAAGTATCTTTTGCCGGAAGAAGCCGCTGGCCGAGAAAACCCTTGAACGCATCTATGCCGGACTGATTAAGTTTGTAGCTGGAGGTAAGGAGGCTTTTATTGTAAAGTATAACTCTATGAGTCGGACGGGGAAATACCAGGCACCAAGCGTTGACGAGCCATGCCCGGTTGTGGCAACACAAGGACGGTTGGCTTTAGCTAAGGTAAACTTTCTTTCCAAGCAATTCAGCGGCCATCCAGATAGCAAGAACATATCTGTGGAAGGACCTTCCGGAACTATCACTTGTAAAGACCACAACGCTTTCGTGTCTGCCTACTACGGAAACGGTCACAACCATTCGGTCGAGCTTCCAGCCCCTACGGTTACGACTAAAGACAGGTTGGCATTGGTAAATTCTGTTTTCATAGATAACCAGTATGGTACCGGGAAACCGACATCCATTAATCAACCAGTTGGTACAGTAACCACGGTGCCTAAGTTCAATATGGTAAGCTGCAAGCCGTGGATAATGAATACAGCTTTCTCGAATATTGGAAGCAGCATTGAGCAACCTTCTCAGACCATTACAGCCAACCGCAAATGGCATTACCTTATGAATCCTCAGTTTGCCAGTGCCGGAGGTTCTGTGAACAACCCTTGTTTTACATTGATAGCACGGATGGACAAAATGCCGCCTTATCTGGTAGAGGTTGAAGGAGGTATCGGCATACAGGTTACACCTGATGACAGTCCGATGACAATCAAGATTAAGGAGTTTATGGCTTTGTATGGCATCATTGACATAAAAATGCGTATGCTTCGGATAGCAGAACTCAAGAAAATAATGGGATTTCCTGAAGACTATGTACTGATTGGCCCCCAGTCAGACCAGAAGAAGTTCATCGGCAACGCCGTGGAGGTGAACATGGCTCGTGTGCTTTGTGAGGCTATCTGTAAGGAGATTATAAGAAAAAGAAAAGTTGCATAAAATGGTTAGTGAGGTACATAACATGGACTGTATGGAATACATGCGGAACATACCAGATAAGTTCTTTGAGCTGGCAGTGGTCGACCCTCCATACGGAATAAATGCCCCGAACATGTCGATGGGTAGCAACATGAACCGTAGGCATGGAGGATACAATGGTGAAAGTATAGCTAAAAGACTGAAAAAGAAACGCTTTAACCAAGGAGCCGGAAAACTTAAGAACCGAGCATTGAATACAATGCAATGCGATTGGGATTATCATCCTTCCTCAAAAGAGTATTTCGAGGAACTGTTCAGGGTAAGCCATAATCAAGTGATATGGGGAGGCAACTATTTTCCTCTACCACCTACACGCGGGATATTGTGCTGGGATAAAATGCAGCCTTGGAAGAATTTTTCCCAGTTTGAGCTTGCTTGGACTTCTTTTGATTGTCCGGCATCTATCATTCATTTATCAAATACAGGCGGAAACAATAAAGAATCAAAAATCCATCCAACCCAGAAACCTATCAAACTCTATCAATGGATTCTTGAAAAATTTGCTAAAACAGGTGACAAAATACTGGACACGCACCTCGGAAGTGGAAGTTCCAGAATAGCAGCTTATCGGATGGGGTTCGATTTCTATGGTACCGAAATAGACAAGGAATATTTCGATGAACAAGAGAAAAGGTTTCGGAGAGAATGTTTTGGAGAGATTAAAACGTCTGAAGGAATTATTGTGCAACAAAATCTATTTTAAGTCATGGGAAAGCTAAAAGTCTATTATGGATGGGCCAGAATAGGCAATGTCCGTAAGAAGCGTGCTTTGTCAGTAATGTTCGAAAACGAAATGCTGGGATGCAGGAGTGATCGTGGACAAAGGTGTCTAAGAACACTTCAAGACACCGTATTTGAACGGTACCAGACTGATGAAGAAGAAAAGGAAGGTAAACGTCAGAACCGGATATTTACTGAGTACAGCCTGTTCCTCGACGAGAAGCCGATAAATGGTAGCCTTCAAAGATGCTTGCTGATTAACAGAGAAGCTGACAAGAACAATGTTTCTAAGGCCATGAGTGAAAGAATCTTCGAGGCATTGAGAAAGGCTTTCTTATTTTCAAATCCTGGGTATAAAGAACCTTACTCACAACTTGAATTGAAATTTGAATGATATGGGAAAGCAGGAAAGTGTAAGCGATTTTTATCAGTTCGCAAAGGATTTGGCCAAAGCTGAAAAGGAGCTGAAAATCGAGAATTGGGTGCAAATCAGCATCTGCTACGGTTACGGTCATCAATCTGTCATCCTATACACATACGACCTTCCTCGTGAAGTGTACGAAAGAAGGATGTGGGTAATCAGGTGGAGGGTGGCCATATTGCAATGCCAGCATCCAAGGAATGATGTGTACACTTCTTTTTACTACTACGACAAGCGTTCAGGAGAGTCGCTTGAAGTGAGTTCCTGCCTTTCAAGGCTGGTTTCAGCAAAAGCCCAGATAACAAAAGCAGAACGTAGGATGAATGAGTACATCGAGCACAACCGTCAGAACAACATGTTCTTTGATGAGAATACGGACGATGAACTGGTTAAGTTCCGGGAGAAACTGGAGCGCAAGAAATTCGAGTGTGCAGAGTGTGAGAAACGGTTGGAATTATTAGTTGAAAGAAGGAGAAATAATCAATGAAAGAAACTCAACTGTCTTTAAACTTGGATTATGGAATTAGTAAAGAACAGGCTTGCATCCTTTGTCATTTATCCTCTGAGTGCGCAGGATGCTGTGTGAAATGCAAGGCTGAGAATAAAAGCGGAACTTGTCAAGGGCAGAATTGTTCAATTCCATCCAGAGACCATGACGGACAAAGGTGGAACGCATGGATGCACATTGTTTCTACTTCGCTTCCGGAACTCAAACGATTTATACCAGTGAAATACAGAAAACATTTAAAAACAAAAAAGTGATATGGCAAACATTGTCAAATTAACCGGATGCAAGGAGGTTTCGCATGATATATATGCTTACTTCACTTGTGATGCTGAAAAAGCATTGAAAGCTTTGGAACTTGAAATACCGTGTACTGGAGCAAATAGCACTGGAGCATACAATATCTACTTTAATGATGAGGGAGAAATTATATGTGAGTACATGACGTTCTGTGTTACACGTGAGTTTAAGAAAGTTTCATCCATACAGGATGCTGTTGAATGGATGGATAAGAAAATGAATGAAAATGAGTAAAACGAAATTGTATTACCTGTTCCTGGCAGTCATGTGGTGGCTGCTGGGATAGGTGGAAAGGAGAAGAATATGTACGAAAGAATGATTTGCATGAATTGTAAAAACTACGAGAACGGGAAATGTATGGTAAGCTTAGTGCAGACTTTGAGCCAGACGGTAAGCCTGTCATGTTTTATGAAGAAAGAAAGGAGGATTAATTATGAAAAGAGAAATAAAATTCAGAGGTAAATCAAAAAGGACAAGAAAATGGCTTTATGGTTATTTAGGTGAATCTAAATTCAGAATTCTTGATTATGTCTATACAGACAAAGTTATTTTTGATAATGTTCTGTCATTTAATACTGATAACAGTGCCTATGTAATCAAAGATTTGTCTGTAGAAGAAGAAACCATCTGCCAGTTCACAGGATTGAAAGACAAGAACGGAACTGATATTTATGAGGGTGATATAGTAAAGACTCCTTTGTTAGACCCTATATTTTGCGACATTATAAAGGATAAATTTTGCAATGCGGAAATAAGATTTAATAAAGGTTCTTTTGTTGTAAGTTATTACAGAGGCGACCATAATATTTACCTTTCAGATTTGAATGATAAGATAAGAGTGATAGGAAATAAATTTGATAACCCTGAATTATTGGAGGAGTAAATATGAAACAAGTAAAAGTAAAAATAGAGACATCGGTAGAAACCATGTTAGGTGATAAGCCCGTAAATGAATTTCTTAGTGATGACGCAAATATATGTCATACATCATTGGAGTATTCAACATCAAAGAATGAAGGGTGTGAGAAGCTGTATGAAAATGGCGAATACGAAGATTATAGAAACGACATGATAGACAGGGTAACTGTTCTTGAAGGTGCTATTTGTCGCATTTTAGATTTATTGGAAAATTAAAAAATAGGGTAAGAATTACTTACCCTATTCGGCGGTTTATGTTCTTAGATACTATCTGATGGTAAAAACATCAGCAATAATCTAAAAAAACGACCCTACTGTCATTAAACAACCTGTCACGAATAAACATTGTACAATGTTTATAATGCTGATAACAGCAAGAATGAAACATAGTGTTTCTAACATAAACAGCCCAACAAGCTGTAAATTTGATTGGGCTTCATTTTGCCCAATCTAAAAAAGATTTTTTCCCATTTTAAATCTATTTTAAATTATACGGCAATATCGCCTAACATCTGACAGGACTCGAACCTGAATATTAAAACCTTGCCATTTTCAGTCACAGATGCTGGAACAAATATAAATAGTATTATTATAATAAGCAAAAGTATGAAAGCAATATCCATTAAACAGCCGTGGGCGAGTCTAATCGCTCACGGTATTAAAGACATAGAAAACAGGACTTGGAAGTGTCCTCAGAAGTACATAGGCCAAAGGGTGCTGATTCATGCTGCATCGAGTAAACCAGTATTTAGATACAGCTTTTTGCAATATGATATAATCAGGCGGAAATCACAATCTTTGATTTTTAACTGTACGTATGACGGATTCCCAAAAGGTGCCATCATCGGCAGCGTGGTAATAGCTGACTGTGTACAGAACCATCCTTCAGTCTGGGCAGAGAAAGGTTGCTGGAATTGGGTATTGAAGGATGCGGTACTGTTTGATAAGCCGATTATGAATGTGAAAGGGAAACTTAGTTTTTGGGAGTATAATATAGAAGAAACAAAATGAACCTAAACGAATTAAGAGATAAAGCCTACAGTAACGCAGTAGTTCACGGATGGCACGAAGATAACCTGAGTGACGAACATTTCCTCTGTCTGGTCATATCCGAACTGATGGAAGCTGTGGAAGCGGACAGGAAAGGGAAACATGCGAAAGTTGCAATGTTCAAAGAATGGCAAGGGAATAGCGTTCCATTGACCGAAGAAACTAGGAAAAGGAGATTCATGAAAGACTTTGAGGCATTTATCAAAGGGACTGTCGAGGAAGAACTTGCCGATGCCTGCATCCGTATGTTGGATTTGGCCGGATTGAGAGGATATGATTTGGATAGCTTCGACTACGAAGGAAGCGATACGGAAGACTATTCCGATATGAGCTTCACGGAGTCCATGTTTAGAATCTGTGTCTATGTCACCGACAACTTCTACAGGGATGAACCATTTATCCTCCTGAATGAGATATTCGCTTTCTGCCACGATAGAAATATCGACATCTTCTGGTACATCAAGCAGAAGATGAAGTACAATGAACTTCGTCCGTACAAGCACGGAGATAAAAGCTACTGACCATGAAACACGCATTCTACTCCTTAATCATCATACAAGCCCTGTACGAGCTTGTGAAGCTGCTCAAATGTAAATCCATATACCGACATGTAAAAGTCTTTCAGAAGCTGGATAAGACATCAAAAAGATGGTATCTGATGGCGCATCCGTGGCTTCATGTTGCATTATTCATGGATACTATCGGACTTTTATTGCTGGGGATAGGATTGTTTTCAAGCCAGTGGGTGTGTTTCCTTGTTGTCCTGGCCATGAGTTTCAGTCAGATCCAAAAGCTAGGAGCATGGGCGGTGTTCCTGGACAGTCTTGTTACGGTCATTATTTACGCTTTCGCCATCCTGAACGCATACCACTTGGCATAAAATAAAAAAGGGAGCCAGCCCACACGATTAGAAGCCAACTCCCCCACACGATTATGATGCAAATATAAGAATTTCCAACTAAATAAATCGTGCTATGACAAAAGAATTTTCATCAATCGTGGAGTTGAAATCAATACGTGAGCAGAAATCAAGGTTATCAGAACGTGAACAGGAGTTAGCATCGCCTATTTTGACCGATTTGTCACTTATTCCGGAGATTTATGACTGGTTCAAGGATTTGCTGGCCGGGATGGACTGTCCGCCCAATCCTGAGAGCGTCACCCAGCGAAAGAAGTTCCTCTTCATCGTGCTGTTCCTGTTCGCCCCCAGCGTGCTGGCCGGCGGTCGGCTGCCGAACGGTATCCGGGCAGAAATTTCCAGCGTGTTCCCGGATGTGTCCCCGTGTGTAATTTCAAACAATATCGCCGATGTTTCCTTTATCTACCAGAAGTATAAGGATTTCAGGCAGGATATAGAGTATCTTTACAATCAGATTGTAGAAATATTGAAGGTCAAAGGACTAATCAAGTGACCCCGTTCCGGAAGGTTCGGGGTATTTTTATGAAACATTTTGCCAATTGTTCGTTCTTGGTTTAAGCAATCTTAGGCTAAAAATCACCATGTTGGTAACTTTGTCTCAAAGAGATAATAACAGCTATCCTCACGGCTGAAACGTATAAACCCTGCCATTGGTAAGAAGTGAGGAGCTTGCCTTTGGTGGGGTAATTTTTTAATTTAAGATTCACTGAGACATGAAAACAAATCAAGAAATGGTAAGGCAAATGGGAAATTTAGAAGTTATTCAACGCACCGTTGATGGCTATTTCAATGCTACCAGGCTTGTAAAGTTATGGAACGAACGAAACTCCTCAAACAAAGAATTGAAGAAATACTTTGAAAATGAATCAACCAAGGAATTAATCGCTACCATTGTTGAAAAAGAAAATCTAAATGGGCAAAATTCTCCCTATTTAAGTTCACGCGGTAAATGCGGTGGAACCTGGGTTCATCCTGTATTGTTCATTGATTTGGCTATGTGGCTAAATGCGTCATTCAAATATGATGTAATCAAATTCGTTTCTGACCAAATGATTCGTTACCGGAATGATGCTGGGGACGCTTATAGGGAACTCTCTTCTGCCATCATGAAAATCGTTCCCAAAGACTTTATGCCTAAAGCCATGCAGAAGGTCGGTGAAGCCTTGAACTGGGTTATCTTCAACAGTCATGAAAAGATGCTACGTAATAAGCATGGTGAGGAACAAAAACAACGTGAATTGTGGCAGCTTGAAAAGAAGATTGCTGATTTGGTCAATGAAGGTTTCTTGACCGACTATGAAAGCCTTATTGGGTATCTGAGAATTCAATACCAGAAAAGGAACTATCCAAAGGTCTTTGCTAATGCTGGATAAAATATTACAAAAGTAGAAAAGCCGGAGCGTTATGCTTCCGGCTTTACAATCTAATAATTGTATATTATTTCTTCACATACGTAATTGTCTCATCTTCATAAGAAACATATAATTTCCCATTTCTGATGGCATAATCCATTGTCATACTTCCATCATTTTCATGTATAACTGTAATTTTCCCTCCTGACGTGCTCCAGGCAAAATAACTTTTACCGTATTCGTCGATTTCCCCGTAATCCTCTGCCCATTGGCAACCTGTTCCGTCTTCCTTCAATTCTATGCAAAACACTTCCCACTCAGAATTCGTATCTTCCTCCCAAATTCCGACCAACTGTCCGTCGATATTTGGTTCATCATCTTTAGAACATGAAGGCAAAATAAACATAGGCAAAATCATTGCCAACATAAATACAACCTTTTTCATAGCTAAAACTTTATTGATTAAACATTCAATTCCAATAACTTTCTTAAATCCTCAAATGAGTGAACTTCATAGAGAGTTCCTTTAACTTTCACAAAGCCGGAGACTTCCCCTGAAACAGGACAGACCTCGTCAGGTGATGCAAAGAGCTGCCATATAGGAACTTCTAATGCAGATGAAATCTTTTCTAATGTTGGATAAGATGGAGATACTATCATTCTTGACAGGCTTTCACGTGCAATCCCTATCTTTTCGGCAAGGCTTGTTATTGTATAACCTTTCTCTTTAATTACGTCTTTAATTCTATTCATAGTGTTTTCTTTTTTGCAAAGGTATGTAATATAATGACGTGTGATATATTTGTATCACTAAAATATGTTAAATGTGACAATAAGAACCACGTTTTATTTTGTTGTGTGATATATATAGCTTACATTTGCATCGTCAAACAAGAAGTAATAACAATTAAAACACATACGATTATGAAGACTATTAGCAGTGAGTACATCAAAGAAATCAAGGCTCAAATCAGAATTATCAATGAATCTCTCAAAAGAGTGCAAGAAGCTGAAAAGGTTCAAGAAACAACAATTAATGCACGTGAGTATGAGAAAGCTAAAAATGAAGCTATAGATGCAAGTTTAGAAGTTATGGCAGCACTTGAGTTCGCTGTTACATCAGCGTCAAATATGGGTTGCAGTACAGGTGCATACGATATTAAAAAACTTCACAAGGTAGTAGAAACAACTTTATAAACAACAAGCAGGGCAAAAGCCCTGCATATCAACACGATTATCAATTTTCAATACACACGATTATGAAGACATTAAAAGAACAAGTAGAAGAAATCAAAAACATGAAAGGTTCTAAGTCAGCAAAGAAAGCAGCTTTCGTCAAGTTGGGTTTGAGAAAGTACGAAGTCGAGTTGCTTATGGCTGAACTGCCTAAACCTGTCAGAGAGACACACAGGTTCACATTTGGGGTTGAGATTGAATGCCTGGTAGCTGCTAGCCTTATGAGAGAAAGCGCAATGAGAATTTTCAGTATGAAGGTTATAATCACGTTGACAACAACCACTATTATAAGTTCGTTTCAGATTCTTCTATCAGAGGTGAAAACCCTATCGAATGCGTATCGCCGGTTCTTACTGGTAAGGCGGGTATGAAAAGTCTAGAAACCTGCTGCAAAGCTTTAAATGAAGCAAATGCACAGGTAAATATATCTACAGGTTTGCATGTGCATATCGGGGCTGCAAATCTTTCTGATGAAGCCTACATTAATGTATTCGAAAACTATCAGAAGTTAGAGAGAGTGATTGATACCTTCATGGCACGATCAAGACGAGCCAACAACAGCCAGTGGTGTAGAACCCTTCAAGGCAAGAACTTTGACGTATGTATGACAAAGCATGATGTTTTTAGCGTCATGAATGGTAATAGATACTATAAAGTGAATGCTTGTTCTTACGCTCGACATCGGACAATAGAATTTAGACAACATCAAGGTTCTACTGATTTCGAAAAGATTTCTAACTGGGTGAACTTCTGCGCTAAACTGGTAGCATGGTCTAAAAAGAACGTACTGAGTTCAGAGGTTAATTCAATTGACGAGATACCTTTCTTGACAACGAGAGAAAAGTCATTCTTTAAATCACGTGCTGAGGTTCTTGCATGAGCCTCGCACGATTAAAATCAAAGAAAATGTGCTGTATTATTTATAAGCCAAAAGGTGTTCAGATGCCAACTCTGGACACCTTAAATAAAGTTCAGAGAATCAATCATCATGGTTATGGCTTCGTTTCTTCAAAGCATAGATATAAGACGATGGACTATCAGAGGTTTTTAACTCATCTTTCAAAGGTTGAAATTGAAGAAGAATGCATCATTCACATGAGGTGGGCAACACATGGTTCTAAGTGTAGAAGGAACTGCCACCCGTTTGTCGAGAATGGCGTTTATTTTGCCCATAATGGCGTTTTGCCTATTCAGTCGGTAAATGATATGACAGACAGCGAAATATTCTTCAGAAGTCAAGTTTATCCCCTTGTAATGAAATACGGATATGAATCGAAAGTGACAGAATCCATGATGATGGCTGCTGCTAGCAGTTCTAGGTTTGCAATGATGTACAAAGGAAAAGTAATGCTGTATGGCGATTATACGAAATTGAATGGTGTGTATTATTCTAATTTGAGATGGTTATGAAAGAGAAAGAAATCCTGCAAGAAATAATCGGGTGGCTGGGTAATGATACAAGCTACTTGTCTACTAGGACAGACTATGCCAGAGGGTATAAATCCGGTATAGAATGTGCAAAAGAAATTGTTGAAAGCATCATCAATAAACACGGCCCTGATTTATTACCAAACAATTAGCAAATTGTTTCGTATGCGTTGAATTGTTATTCAAAATTGTCTTCATAATGGGGTATCTTTGTATAGATGCCATCGCGGGTTAGAGCAGTGGTCAGCTCGTCACTTTGACTTGGTGAAGGCCGGTGGTTCGAATCCATCACCCGCAACTAACATTTAAACTTTACACGATTATGGAAATACTTACGCTTATCATCAAACAGAAGTTCTTTGACGAAATCTTGTCAGGCAAGAAAACACAAGAATTCAGAGAAATTAGACCAACGACACAGAAGAAATACTGTCAGCTTGATGCTGACGGGTATTGTGTCGAGAAAGACGGTGTTTTGCAGCCAAAGCGCTACGATGCAATACAGTTCTTTGTAGGCTACAATAAGGACAGGGCCAGTGCACTGGTAGAAGTCAAGGATGCAAAGATAGAGCTGTTTGAAGATGAAAATCACAATCTGATTGAATACACCTATCAGGGTGAGATATATCTGGCAGCACAGGTCGTTTATGACCTTGGCAGAATTATTGAAAAGCATGTTTAACCCTTTAAATTTTCGTTGAGTCAGAACAAACAGAAGCACATTTTCAACTGGTGGCTACCGTGGTGGCCGTAGAGGTTTGACTACAGAGAATGGTGGTCTCTCTCAGGGTGGCAGATTCATCACCCGAAGACAGCAGTATTATAACGTCCGTATAGGACTTGGTATGAGTGGCGGATAATGACACTGCAAGAAAGGACATACAGCCATATTGACCTCGTCAGACAGAAGACTGACGGGGTTTTGCTGTTTCTGTCCTTGGGTAAGGATTCTTTGGTCTTACTGGACATGATATATCCAAGGTTCGACAGAATAGTCTGTGTGTTCATGTATTTTGTCAAAGGTTTAGAGCATATTGAAAGGTGGATAGGTTGGGTAAAAGCTAAATATCCCAAAATCGAGTTTGTACAGGTGCCACACTGGAATCTTACTTACATTCTTCGTGGTGGTATGTATTGTGTGGCAAATCCAAAGATTAAACTACTTAAACTTGCCGATGTAGTGAAAGCTATGCAGCTTAAATACGGGCTGTATTATACTTTCTTAGGCATGAAGAAAGCGGACGGTATGAATCGGCGTTTAATGCTGAAAGGTTATGAAGCTAACGGGTATGAGAACAATGGCTTGTGTTATCCTTTGGCCGACTGGAAGCAGAAAGATATTCTATCCTACATGAGACAGAACAGGCTACCTGAACCAGTTAGATATTCACTCAAAGCCAGTTCGGGTGTAGGTTTTAACTTGGATTGTATGCTATGGCTGGAGAAAAATTACCCACAGGATTTACAGAGAATTTACAAAGTGTTTCCGATGGCTGAAAGAATCCTTTGGGAGCATAATAACAAACAAAATTAATAGGAGGAATGCAGAGTCAGAAGCAGAATATCAAATAGGACTATGAGTTATTTAGGCAATCCCTATACAGCTCAAAACATAATGTCTGGTTATGGATATAATCGACAACAGGTTGCTATTCTTAATCGTTCTCAGGCATTAAGAAGCAGAGCAACGACAGATTCTCAATTTCGTAGAATTTCAAGGGCTGCAGAAAACATGCACAAGGCTGCAGGAGTAGGTTTAAGTAATGGCTAATATGGAACTAAGCAAATACATTAAGAGTGAATCGGTGGAACTTAATCGTTCCGCCATTCACTTCGCTGATTATAACCCCAGGAAACTGTCTGAGGAATCCCGTAAGACATTGAAGCGGGGCATCAAGAAGTTCGGTTTGGTCGGTGGTATTGTAGTCAACAAGCAGACCGGATTAACCGTTGTTTCCGGCCACCAGCGTCTGAGCGTGATGGATGAACTACAGAAGTTCCCGGAAAACGACTACCGAATTCGCGTTGATGTCATTGATGTAGACGAAAAGCAGGAGAAGGAATTGAACATCCTGATGAATAATCCTAACGCGCAAGGTTCATGGGACTATGACGCATTGGCCCGGTTGGTTCCGGATATAGATTACCAGGATGCCGGTTTAACGGCCGCTGATTTGAATATGATTGGCTGTGATTTCCTTCTCCAGACAGAAGAAGAAAGCTCTATTGCCGATGCCCTAGAGGATATGATGGCACCTGTCACAGAGCAGAAAGAAGCTGAGAAAGCCGCAAAGCAGATGGAAAGAGCTGAAAAGGTAGCTCACATGAAAGAAGTAAAGCAGCAGGTGAAGAATGCAGCCCAGAAACAGGCACAGGATATGGATGCTTATCTGATGCTTTCCTTTGACACGTTCGAAGCTAAGGCAGCTTTCTGTGAAAGGTTCGGTTACGACCCCTACTCCAAGTTTATCAAGGGTGAGGTATTCGATGAACAGATAGAAAGAATTGAATGACAACATGAAATTTTAGGAGGAAAGCCGAGTTAGAAGAAAAACATATAGTCAGTTGTATCAACAGTCAAGACGAATAATGTACAACGCCGGAAGGCAATACGGGCTTGGTACAGACAGACAAAGAAGTATAAGAGACAGAACGAAGTCTATAATGGAAAGATATGCGGCCAGGATAGATAGCTATTTCTCAAAGAGAGGAATTGATATTTATGGTGATAAGCCTGTTTCTCGCCGCATTTATATGGGCAACAATAATGGATGAAATATGGTAGGGGATTTTATTCTTTGGCTAAAGACGTTTTTTGGGCAGAATCTTTTTTGTATCCATCATTATGTTTGGAAAGGACCATTAGATTTCCGCTATGAAATTTGTGATAAGTGTGGAAAATTGAAAAAGAATTGAATAATTATGAAAGCATCAGAAGAATTTGGTGAGGTTATTGATAGAATAGACAACTTGATAGGAGCATTGGAGTTACCTATGCCTGCAGAGTTTCATGTAAATCAGATGAAGCATGAACTCAGTGAAATATCGGATAAATTGAAACGAGTATACGTCGAAGAAGAGGGTGAAAACCCTTGGGAGGAATAAATGATGAAAAGTGAATCTCAACATAAGAAACATCCAGGAGGAAGAAAGCCAAAATTCGATTACAGGGGTGAGGAATTTCTTTCTCAGGTAGAAACGTATGCCAAAAAGGGATTCACTGACCGGGAAATAGCATTCGCGCTCGGGCTGAATCCGACCTACTTCTACGAAATGAAGTCAAAATATTCGGAGATAACTGACGTATTAGCGCGCGGGCGTGCGACAATCACCGCCGCTGTACGTGCCAAGTTCCTTGCTGTAGCTTTGGGCGGTATCAAGACCAAGAGTACTGTAGTAAGAAAGCTGAAAGACCAGGACGGAAACCTGACCGGCGAAGAAGAGCTTCAGGTAAGTGAAAGCGAGCTGGCTCCCAACCTTCAGGCAATGTCTGTCTGGCTGTATCATCACGATGATGAATGGAGGAATGTTGAACGCCGTCAGGACGAAGATGCAGATATTCCAAAGGATATTGACCACGGAATTTCTATTGACTCATGGATTAAAGACAAACTGAAATGATTGTACCCCAAGCGATATATCATCCGTTATATACCGATAGCGAGAAGTTTATCATTCTCATCACCGGTGGCCGTGGCTCGGGGAAGTCTTTCAACGCTTCTACCTTCATTGAGCGTCTGACATTCGAAATGACTTCCACAGAGAAGATAGTCCACCAGATTCTTTATACCCGTTACACGATGGTATCTGCCGGGATGTCTATTATTCCTGAAATGATGGAAAAGATAGATTTGGATGGAACCACAAAGTATTTCAAGACCACCAAGACGGACATCGTAAACCGGATGACCGGCAGCCGTATCATGTTCCGTGGTATCAAGACTTCTTCCGGGAATCAGACGGCCAAGTTGAAATCAATTCAGGGTATCACCACCTTTGTCTGCGATGAAGCAGAGGAATGGACCAGTGAGGAAGAGTTTGACAAGATTATGCTCTCCATCCGTAAGAAGGGAATTCAAAACCGGATTATCATCATCATGAATCCCTGTGACTCCAATCACTTCATCTACAAGAAATACATCGAGAATACCCACCGGCTGGTGGAGATTGACGGGGTACCGGTTCAAATCTCAACCCATCCGAATGTACTTCATATCCATACGACTTACTTCGACAATATCGAGAACCTTTCTCCTGAGTTCCTGAGAGAAGTCAAGGAAATGAAAGAGAAGAATCCGGAGAAGTACACTCATGTGGTTATCGGCCGATGGGCAGACGTGGCCGAAGGTGCCGTGTTCAAGAAATGGGGTATCGTGGATGAGTTCCCAATGTGGTGCAAGAAGGTGGCTATCGGGCAGGACTTTGGTTACACCAATGATCCATCGGCTTCTATCCGGTGTGGAATCATTGACAATGCGCTTTATCTGGATGAAGTGGATTATAGAACTGGATTACTTTCTGGGGATATTATAAAGACGCTACGCCCGTGGAATTTGAGAGTGATTGCAGACAGTGCGGACCCGCGACTCATTCAGGAGATTCATAACGGAGGGATTAAAATATACGCGGTAGAGAAAGGACAAGGTTCTGTCAATGCCGGTATTGACAAGATGCAGGGAATGGAAATATTCATCACCAAGCGTTCTTATAACCTGCAAAGGGAGTTCAGAAACTATGTATGGGCAAAGGATAAGGATGGAAACTACATCAACGAACCTGAAGACCATGATAATCATGGCATAGATGCTGCACGCTACTATGTGCTGGGAGAACTTCTCGGTAGAATTATGAAACCCAAAGACGTTTCAGGAATATTTGGACATTAAACTTTGAGATATGACTATAGAAGAAATTTTAGCTATGCCGGAAGTAGAGAGAAAAATCTACTATCTGAAGAAAGGACGAAAGACCGAGCAACCAAACGCTCACGCTCTTTACAACGCCTGGAATCCGAACAAGCACGAGATAGTGATAGATGAAGAGAAATACCCGAAAATCAAAATCACGACCCAGCCTGAGAAACGGATTACAGACCCGACAACCGGGAAAGAATATGTTGAGCCGGCGGTAAGGAAAGAAGTTGACCCGAACAGGATTGCTCTTCCTATCGAGCAGGACATCGTGAACATTCAGACTGCCTTCACCGTGGGAACAGAACCGGTCCTTGATTGCCAGCCGGACCAGTCGGAGGAAAGCCTTCTTTCCACATTGAAGCAGGTGTTCAAGAAAAACAAGTTGAAATACCAGAACAAGAAAGTAGTCCGGGCATGGCTGGCCGAGCAGGAAGTGGCCGAATACTGGTATGTGGTGAAGGATGACGGCTTCTGGGCAAAGCTCAAACGAAAGATTTCAGGAATCTTCGGCAAATCAAAACCTGAATACCGTCTGAAGAGTGCCATCTGGTCTCCGTTCCGTGGCGACAAGCTCTACCCTTTCTTCAATGACCAGGGGGATTTGGTGGCCCTATCTCGTGAGTACAAGAAAAAAGACCTGAACGATATAGAGATTACCTGTTTCATGACCATTACTAAGGACATGGTTTATCAGTGGGAGCTGACAAGCAACTGGACTGACAAAGGTTCATTTGCTCATGGATTCAAGAAGATGCCGGTGATTTATATGTACCGTCCGGAAGCGTACTGTGAAAAGATAAAGAGCCTCCGTGTAAGACTGGAGAAACTTCTCTCAAACTATGCAGATTGTATCGACTACCACTTCTTCCCTATCCTCATGCTTTTTGGTAACGTGGAGAATTTCTCAGGTGAGTTCAAGAACCGTGTGGTCGAGCTGACCGGCCAGGGAGCAAATGCCCAGTATCTTACCTGGTCACAGGTACCAGATACTGTCAAGTTCGAGGTGGAGACGCTGTTAAGTCAGATATACGGACTGACCAATACGCCCAGAATCTCTTTTGACTCCCTGAAAGGTACAGGAAACGCCGTTTCCGGTGTTACTTTCGATTATGTGTTTATGTCCACCCACCTGAATGTGGAGAACCTGAACGAAACTGTCGGTGAGTTCATGCAACGACGTGTAAATTTCCTTGTCTCCGCGTTGGGTTCCGTGAATTCCACCCTAGAAGAAGCCTCCGAAACCATCGATGTGGATGTGCAGATGCAGCCGTACAAACTGGAGGACATCAAAGACAAGATAGACACTGCTATTAAGGCTAAGGACGGCGAAATTTGGTCGCAGCAACGGGCTATCACCTTCGTGGGGAACGTGGATGCAGTTCTGGATGAGATTGAAGCCATCAAGGAAGAGCAGGCTGAGAAGCAGAAGAACGACATTGAGAAGCAGAAACAGCTTTTCTCTCTCAAAAGTTCCAGCAGCAAATCTGAAGAATAGAACAATTCAGTCAGAATATTTACGGGGATAATACAAAACAGAATGATATAAATCTAAAATATTGACTAATTGAATAGCGGTATCTTTCGAGGTATCGCTATTTTTGTTCAATTAATTTTCAGATTCATATTGATAACCTATATATTTGTGTTTATGTTTAACTTTAAAATATAGACAACTATGGGCAAACCTATCAGAATGGGGAATGACGAATTTATCTTGTATTGTCGTAAACAAAATAAAGGTGACAACAAAAGTACAGCTCAACTGGGAAAAATGATTTGGGAATGGATTAGAGATTATGCTGGTGGTAAAAAAGTAGGAAAACGAGAGAACTGCGAGTGGGGCGAAGAAGCTGATAATGTTTCTGTATCAGGACTTCCATACACAGCTACTCAATTTGAATTTGATAGAAACTATCTTCCTGCTTTATATGACTATCTCGACACCTTATAAATATAGTAAAAACACGAATATTTCTTTCTTATTATTCATTATTTTACTATATTTGCATCGTAATTAAGTCTTAAACGCTATGAGCTACAAATCAGTTAAAGACGTTGTAACGCTGCTTACTGAAAATGGCTTTTGGTTCGTGAGGCAGAAAGGCAGTCACATGGTTTACACTGATGGTAGCCATGTAGTGATTGTCCCCGACCACGGCAAGAAAGGCGTTGAGAAAGGCACTTATTACAACATTCTGAGGCAAGCGGGGCTAAAATAGCCCCCGCCTCTTTTATTTAACGATAAAAAGGAGGTCAGTATGAAAACCGTAGAAGTGATTGTAGAACATGCTGGAAATAATCTTAGTGCCTATATTGAAGGTGCTCCGGTGATTACTGTCGGTAACGACGTAAAGGAAATCGAGAAGAACATGAAGGAAGCTGTTGAACTTTACCTGGAGTCTTGCAAGGAGATGAACATCGTTCCAGTGGAAGTATTGCAGGGAGAGTTCACCTTGAAGTTTAAGATAGATGCTGCCACTTTCATCAACTATTACAGCAGTATCTTTACTAAAGCTGCTTTGAGCCGGATAACCGGAATCAATGAGCGCCAGTTGTGGCATTATGCGGCTGGAGTACACAAACCCCGTAAACAGCAATTGGAGAAGATTCAGAAAGGTATTAATGCGCTGACAGAGGAACTGGCAGCTATAAATTTGTTGTGATTATGGGTGAATTAATTAAAAAATTTATTGAATTCTTTGAAAATCAGAGGATTTCTATATCCCGGAAAATAACAATTCCCTTATTAGTTATTCTATGTATCTTTTTGATTGACAATTTATTAGGTATCTCTTATTATTGGAAAAATGAAATGGAGATTGATTACATTTCAAAAATAGAGGATACAAAATTAAAATGTACTTCAGATACAATAATTATTAAATATCTGGAACATAAAATGGATGAAGCAATTCAACGAAAAAATGTTTTCCAATGGTTTGCTTCGTTATTTGAAAATGTAAATATTGTAGGTACACAAGAATTTGGTACATCCATAGCTAATGATACTCTACATAATTTGAGGGAATGGTTTCCTGAACTCGATAGAAATCAAATGTGGCATACTATAACATCATCACTGTGTTTCATTTTATTATTATGCATATCACTACTAATGGTTATCTATTTTCCCTTTACTAGTGATAAAGATAAATTTGGTACAACTGTTGCATTTATTTTTATTAGTGGTATATTAGTTTTATTTATTTGGGTTTTTCAATGGATTTGGGGGTTGATTCCGGTTATTTTGAATAGAGCATATATCAATTATTCAATTCAATTAATATTTAATCTATTGCTGATTAGTGGTATTATATTATTTATTGTCAATGATAATAAAAAAGTGAAGAAAGTAAAATAATATCTCTCAGCGTGATTACTCCGGTAGTCACGCTTTCTTTTTCCCTAAAAACGAACATTTCCCCAATTGTTTCGTATCGTTAGCCTTTAAATTTCCCCTTCCCTTTCTCTATAAGTAAATTTACCGTATGAAATTATTAATCAAACTCATACGGTATGACAATCTTTGAACAAATCTTGGCAGGACTGCAACAGAAATTCACTGGGGTGGACACTGCCACACTCACCCGTATCGCCACAAAGAAGGCAGAGGGTGTAACGGACGAAACGAAGGTGACCTCCATCGTTGAGGGTATCTCATTTCAGGACGTGATGCAAAACTATGGTGATTTCCGTGCAGGACAGGCGCAGACTTCCGCTGTTTCAAACTACGAGAAGAAGCATGGACTGAAAGACGGTAAACCTATCGAGAATCCGAAACCAGAACCACCGAAACCAAACGACCCTCCAAAGCCGCAGGAGACAGACATCGCAAAGATGATCGCCGATGGTATCGCCGCCGGTATCAAGCCGTTTGCCGACAAGCTGGCCAAAATGGAGGAAAATGAAGCGCAGGCGCAGCGCAATTCTCAGATTTCAGCAGTGGCGAAGAAGTACGGTATTCCCGAATTTATGCTGAAAGACCGCAACATTCCTGAAAACACGGACTTGGACACTTATTTCAAGGACATGAAGCAGGATATGTCTAACAACGGTTTTCAGTTCTCCAAAGCTCCTGAAACTGCCGAACAGAAGCAGGAGAAGGAAGCGAGCGAGTTCGCCAAAATGATTGAGGCGGACACAAAATCTATTGTCGAACAACAAAACAAGTAATTTATGTCAGCAGGATTTAAGTACAACATTGAGCCTGAGCCGTCCATCGAGGAACGCTATGACGTTTCCACCGGTGTAAGACGTAGAGGCCCTTACAAGCTGGAGACGACCAACCTTGTCGCTGGTTCGTTTCTTCCATCCTTCACTCCGATTGCCGCTGATTTGGTAAAGAAAACCGCTCAGGTGGCCATCCGTGTAGAAGTCTATGAGAAATTTACCACCGGTTCCAATACCACTTTGAAGATCAAGAAAAACTCTTTGGCTTATGTGGGTATGCATCTAGGTAATGGTTCTCATGGAGCTACCATCAATAGTATTGACAAATCAAACAAAGCTTTCGATAAGTTGACGCTGTCTGCCGACTTTGGCGAAACATTGGAAGCTGGTACTGTACTCTATGAAGCTACAGCGGTAAGCGGTACAACTCCGAAAGTCATTGCTAACTCAGCCTTGTACGGAAGAGTACAAGTAGAAGAAGGCATTGTATTAGTTGCTCTTTTGATGCGAGCATTCGAGATTGAGCCTACCAAATTGGTTATGCCTTTCTCTGACATTGACAAGGCCAACATGCCGCATTTCCAGTTCAACGCTCCTGACGTTACTCAAAGTGGAAAGGCTGTAGTTGCCAAAGCGTCTTCCAGTCAAGATGGCTTGATGAGTAAAGAAGACAAAGCTAAATTGGATGGTATCGCATCCCAAGCCAACAAATTCACTTTGTCTGCAGCAACATCTTCTGCTCTCGGAGGTGTAAAGCAAGGTGTTAAAGTAGATGATGCTACTGGGCAGGAAGATGCACATACAAAATTGAATGCCCTTCTGGCATCTTTGAGAACAGCAGGTGTAATTGCAAGCAAATAAAGAAAGGAGGTAAAACATGATGCTAACTATTCATACTCTGTTTAACGACCCCAATATCGTAAACGCCGTTATCCAGCGCGTCCTTCAGACACGTAAGGATACTATCTATTGGCAGCAGTACCTCGATTTCCGCAGAACGACTACCCGTGTGTTTAAGGACTACATCGGTCAGGTTACTGGCGTGATGGCCGGTTCCATTAACTCACGATACGGCGAGAAGCCTATCCGTGAACGCCGGAATATCGGCTCAGGATATGGTGAAATCGCTTATTTGGGCGATGCTTACCAAATCTCCATTGACCGCCTGTCAGAACTTCAGGACTTGATTGACAAGTTCAATGCAGCTAAACCTGCTGACCAGGTAGCAGCCATGCAGGAAATCGTGAACTTCATCTATGACGATTACCGCCAGGTACTTTTAGCAGCTCACAAGCGTATGGATATTATCGTAGGTTCACTTCTGATGACCGGAGAAGCAACAGTCAAGAACAAGGACGACAATGCCGGAGGTGTCGACCTTCTCAACATTGAATTGCCGTTCAAGTTCATCAAGCCTGATATTGGTGCGAAGACGAACTTCATCACCTACTTGCAGCAGCAGATTAATGCACTGAAAGCGGACTACGGTAATTTCCAGAAGATGATTATGTCACGAGGAACTTTCGTGAAGAATATCATCGGGTCGGCTGAGTTTGGTGACAAGTTCAAGATGCAGCTTACAGGAAATGAGATGTATCTTTCAACTGGTTTGATTACATCTCAACTGGCTTCCCAAGTATTCACTGGCATCGGGCTTCCAGCCATTGAAATCAAGGAAGATTACGTGAAAGACCAGACCGGGAAGAACGTGCAGATTTACGCAGACGACCGTATCACCTTGCTTCCGCAGGATAAGGTCGGTTATATGCGTTTCCACACTCCGTACGAAGCAGTGGACGGCGTACCTGGACGTAACTACACCCAGGCAGACGGTGATATGCTTATTTCCGGTTACAAGGACAAGAACGGTCGTTATTTGGAATACACTGCAGAGTGGATTCCGCAGATTACGAACCCGAACCTGATTGTGAATTTCGATTTGTCAACCATGAACGCATGACAGTAAACGACTACATATCACAGAAGTTTCAGACCTTCGGCATCAACTTGTCGGAGGCTGACCTTTTGGAGATAAGTTTGTCTTCAGAAGTAAGCGGAGAGGATGAGATGGGCCCGTCAAACATCGGACTTGTTTCAGTGGCTATGGCGAAGTTCATCCCCTCTCTATTACTCCGTGCCACTTCCATCAGTGAGAACGGTTTCTCTATGTCATGGGATACAAAAGGCGTAAAGGAATACTATTCTTTCTTGTGCAAGAAGTATGGTCTTGAAGACACGCTGTCAGATAAACCTAAAGTCAGATTCCTATGATATTTGCTCCACATACATTACAGGTTAAGGTCTTTACTCCGATGGAAACAGACGAGTTCGGCCGGCCCATTCCCGGAACCGGTGGAGAAAGCTGGCAGGACGTATGTAAGTGCCGGTGCGACGATAACTCAACCAAGGAGTTTACTTCGGAGAATGGCAAGGTGTACCGACCGAACTATCACGTAGTCTGTGAGAAGAAAACCTCACTGAAGGCTGGTGATGAGGTCAGATGTATGGATGGCGATAATATCCGTGGAACTGGCAAGGTTTACATGGTGAAGAATACAAACTATTTTGGTTACTCAGAGATATGGCTGTAAAATTTGATTTTTCGGACGTGGATAGCTTTTTCGAACAAGGCTATGCCGAGGTAAAAGCTGTTGAGGGTAAAGTCGGCAAGGAAGCTGTCGACTACGCTGTAAAGAACGGCAATTATCAGAATCAGACTGGCACACTCCGTAAGTCAAACAAGTATTCAGTTCAGGATGACGGTTTGGAGTTAAGGAATGAAGCCGAATACGCTTCTTTCGTGGAATCCAAAGGCTATGAAGTATTGACTGGTGCAGCCCTATTTGCTGAGAAACGATTGAAGGAGGAAATAAAATGATAGTAACTACCGACATTGCGAACATACTTTACCGTGACTGCCAGTCTTTCGGAATTGACATCGTTCCTCACGGAAAGAAGCTGACAGGCGAATTGAAGTCCGAAAGGATTGTCATTCACTCTAAGAAACAGCAGCCGGGAACGTACTGGAAGAAATCCTTCGTTGAGGTGAATCTTTGCGTTCCTGACTTAAAAGAAGGTGAAGCCAACACCATCCGGCTGAATGAACTGGAGAAGCAGGCGCAAAGTCTGTTTGACGGCGTAACCGGACGCTATGATGATACCACCTATCATTATTCTATCGAGTCAATCGGAACTGAGGAGGACACATCCTTAAAGTGTCACTATGTGAATGTAAGAATTTTGTTTGAAGTTTTAAATGTGAAATAATATGGCAGAATCAAAGAAAATCACAGCTGTAAATATCAAGAAACTTTGGTATGGCGAAACAAGTGCTATTTCTGCAGATGTTACGGGCCAGACCTTGCACACTCTTTTGCAAGGAGAAACACTGAAAGAAGTATCCAATATCCATCAGGATACGTGGACTTTTGAGGAAGCAGAGGCCAGCCGAACCAACTATAAGAACCAGCTTACTAATCAGACCTATCGCAGTGAAAAGGAAATGGGAGATGTCTCTGTGAACTTTACTATCGGTGAGTATGACTATCCGACAAAGAAGGATCTTATGGGTGGAGATGTCATCAATACCGACAAAGGTTGGAAGCGTACAAGGGGTAAGGTAAATATCGAGAAATGTATTGTGTTCATGACTGAAGATGACCAGTATTGCGTGATTCCCCGTGCTGACATAGGTGCCCGTGAATCAACAACGGATAAAGCCATCGGTATTCCTGTAAGTGCGGTTGAACTGGAACCTAAAGACACTGCTATTTCCCCTGAATACTGGTTCGATGCAGAAGAGGTGAAAGAAGCATGAACTGATGTAAAGGTCGTGGTAACGCCTTCTGATGCTACAGTCAAGCTGGACGGGCAAACGGTAAAGACCAAGAGGGTGAAATCTGGGACATCCGTTTCCTATGAGGTATCAAAAGTAGGCTACACCACCCAGTCTGGAAGCATATCTACTTCCATGTCTGATGCTTTCAAGAGCGTAGAGAAACAAATCACTCTTGTTCAAGAAAGCGGAGATTAGTTTTCAGGATTATTTACCGGGTGGGGCTTGTAGCTTCACCCTTTTTCTTTTAGTTATGAATCAAGGTGCAAAAATCATATCGGAAGCCATTACAGGTTTTGACTTCAAAACGGTTATGGTAGGTGGCAGAGCTTATACAGTTTTTCCTCCAACCATTCATAGGTTAGCCGGAGCCATATCTCATTTGTCGGGTGTAGAAGAAGCGGAAAGCCTGAAAGACGTGCTATTCTCGTTGGGTGAAAGCGAAGCATACAGTAAGGCTCTTTCTTGGCTGATAAGGGGTGATGAAAGCCTCAGTGAAGAACTTTCCAAAGGAACATACAAGGAAAATGTGGACGCTTTGGATGAAGCTCTTTCTATGATTGATTCAAAGGTTTTTCTGAAAGCTGTCAGCTTGGCGAGGAACGTAAGTCTGCTGGCAGCAAAACCGAAACCGTAGGAAATGACACCCTATTGGGGCAGATAGCATCGTTCATGGAAAATCTGCATCTGACCTATAAAGAAGTGGTTTACGAGATACCGTACAGAAATTTAGTATTAATGCAGCGTGATAAGCTCCATACCGTTACCGGAACGAAAGTTACGAAGGTGAAGGGTAAGGATATGGCTTCACGCAGAAGAAGAAACAAGAAATAGATATGGCTACACTATACTTTAAAGTCAGTTCTGACTGGGAGCAGGTTGTCAAGCTGAGACAGGAATGTGAGAGACTGGAAGCCCAACTCAAAAAGATGGACGTGAACAAATCCCCCGCAGCCGCCAAGGCATTGGAAACTCAACTGGCATCCACTCGCCAACAGATGATGGGTCTGGTGACAGAAGCAGCGAAAGCAGGTGCCGTAATGGAAAAAGACTTTAAGTCAAAGATTTATACAGCTTCACAATCAGTCAATGATTTTACTCAAAAGATAATTGACCAAAAGAAAGTTGTCAAAGATGTTGAGTACGATGTTAAGCGGTTAGGGGAGGCCTATAAAATTGCATTGAAAAGAAACCCAACTGGAGCTGCTGGGCTATTATCGGAATATCAATCAGCCAAGAAGGCTTTAGACGAGGAGAAATCTGCATTGTTCGGACTAACTCAGCAACAGGCAGAAGCAAGACTCTCCGTTAAACGATTGAAGGATGAATATTCCGCTTTTAAAGAAGAAGCTGGCGAAACGACTGATGCCAATGAAGGCATGTCTCTCTCGTTGACAAAAGTACTGGGAATTATTGGCGGTGTAACAGCGTTAAAAGGATTTGTATCAGAGCTTATCAACGTAAGAGGACAATTCCAACAGTTAGAAATTGCTTTCTCTACAATGTTAAAAAGTAAAGAGAAAGCTGATAAGCTAATGGGTGAATTGGTTGATATAGCTGCTAAAACTCCTTTTGACCTTCAAGGTATTGCATCATCCGCTAAACAGATGCTTGCTTACGGCTCATCCGCAGAAAATGTAGGTGATGAACTGGTAATGCTTGGAAATGTTGCTGCAGGTGTAGGTTCACAACTTGGTGATTTAGCTTACCTTTACGGAACATTAAGGACACAAGGTAGGGCTTATGCGGTCGATATTCGCCAGTTTGCAGGACGTGGTATTCCAATATACGAGGAACTTGCAAAAGTGCTTGGAGTGACAAAAGATAAGGTATCAGAACTGGTTAAGGAGGGTAAGGTTGGCTTTAAAGAAGTTGAACAAGCCTTTAAGAACATGACAAGTGAATCTGGTATCTATTACAACCTCATGGAAGAACAGTCTAAATCTCTTACTGGGCAGTTGAGTAATTTAGGTGATGCTTGGGATTCCATGTTAAATGAAATAGGTAAAAATACTCAGGGAATAGCTTCATCTGGTATATCTGCATTAAAAGGTCTTATAGAGAATTATGAAACGGTTGGTAAGGTTTTACTGGGATTGATTGCTACTTATGGAACCTATAAAACAGCTCTTTTTGTGGCAAGAATAGCTCAAGATACATTAACAGCAAGAATGCAATTCGCTATAGTTGTAGCGAAAGCACAAACAGTAGCTCAAACAGTATTGAATACAGTTATGAAAGCCAATCCGTACGTTTTGGTGGCTACTGCAGTTGTGGGTTTAGTATCTGCAATGTGGGCCTTATATGACGGAACATCAGCAGCCGAAAAGGCTCAAAAAAGATTCAATGACGAGCAACAGAAATTTATAGACAGAGAAGAGGAACGTAAGCGTAAAGTGGAGGAACTTATCCGTGTTATTCAAGATAGTACAGAAACGGAATATACAAGGATAAAAGCATATGAAGAATTGCAGAGGTATTCTCCAGCTCTTGTTTCAGCTTACAGTAGGGAAGAAATTGCTACATTGAATTTGGCTGAAGCCCAAAGGAAGCTAAATGAGGAACGCGACAAGAATAATTATCAAAACGTTATTGATAATATAGAGAAAGCCAAAAATGCAATAAAAAAATATACGGATGCTCGTCAGGCTGCTTCTTTAAATCCAAATTCAAATAATCAGGTCTGGATTTATACATCTAAAATCGATAATGCTAAAAAAGACTTGGAAAAATGGCAATCTGCATTAAATGAGCTTAACAGATTAAAGAAACAGGCCGAAGAAGAAGCAAAACCTGTAGAAGTGAAGCTGATGGAAGCCGAAAGCAATCGTGAGCAGATTGTACAGGAATATAACGCTGCAAGGCAAGCTTTGCAGGAAGCACAGGAAAAGCTAAAAAATACTCCGTTTGCACAAATACCTTTAGAGATACAGCTAAGGTTCAATAACGCCCAAAAAGCAATGAATGAATCTGATAATCTTATTGCTGGATTGGAAAGTGAGCAAAGTAAATCAGATAAATCATATAAATATGCTTATAATGAGGCTAAAAAGGAATATGAAGCAAAACTAAAAGCTGTTGAGGATGCAAAGAAAAGTACTGAGAAAGAATATAAGAAAGCCGTTGAAGAACTTGAAACAGCCGAGAAAAAATATAAAGAGCTTGGTGGGGTTACAGGAAGCAAGTTGGATAGACAGGAAAATCAGACAGCCAAGAGAGAAGAATCCATCCGAAAACAGACGGATATTCTTAGTACATTAGAGGAAAGACAAGCATTAGAACGTGCAAAAGAAGCTGTAGACTTAGAGAATCAGGTTGAACAGGCACGTATTAATGCTATGACAGATGGAAGTGAGAAGATACTTGCACAACGTGAGTTGGATAACAAGAAGGAATTACAAGCCATTGACAGGGCTAAAGAAGAGTATATCCAAAAGGAAGTACAGCGGCAGAAAGAAATATTCGAAGCCACAGAAGAGTTAAAGGCAAAACAAAATCCAAAGTATAAAAAGAAAAGTTTTGAATCATCTTCTGTTACTGTTGATACTTCCATGTTTGACAGTATTTACGACAACACTAAGAATAAGCAAGTAAACGACCGGCTCAAAGATGAAATCGAGGCCAACGAACGCTACCTGAAAAACTACGGCACGTTCATGCAAAAAAGACAGGCTATCACCGATGAGTACACCCGTAAAATATCAGAGGCCACTACTCAGGGAGACAAGGACATACTCCAGAAAGAAATGGAAAAGGCACTCTCCTCCCTTGATCTTGAAAAACTGAAACAGGGTATCAACTGGGAACTTGTATTTGGTGATTTGGATAAGGTCTCTAAAGAATCCTTGAACAAGGTAAAGCAACAGCTGAAGGATTTCAAGAACTCCGAAGAATACAAGAACATGGCCGTTGACCAGAAGAAGGTCATTGACGAGGCGTTGAATAACATTCAGACAACTCTTATCGACAAAGGCGGATTGCTGGCCGACCTACCCGAACAGTTAAGCGAACTGGCCAAGGCTCAGGAAGAACTGTCACAAGCTCAGGAGGAATATAATGAAGCCATGAGAAGCGGAACAGATGCACAAAAGGAAGCTGCTACAAAAAAGCTGAACGACGCCCAAAAGAGACAGCAGAACGCTCAAACCAATGTACAGAAGTCAACAGACAAAACGACAAGCAACCTTATCACATTGTCGAATGTTATTACCCAGCTTGGCTCCAATTCAGAGATGTCCCTTTCTCAAGTCGGAAGCTTGGCCGGCGATGTTGTTGATGTTTTTACAGAAGCAGGAAGTAAGATTGGTGGAATCATTGGAGCCGCATTTTCTCTTTTAGATGCTATCGGAACACAGGGACTGGACGGCTTCGTCGGTAACATATTCAGTAGTGTCTTTAAGTCTGTTGGTGGAATATGGGATACCTTGACTTTTGGTGGATTCAGCAAACTATTCGGTATTGGAGGAAACGAAAAAGAGGTACAGGATACCATCAACAGACTCACGGACAGAAACGAAAAGTTGCAGTCTGCCATCGAATCCCTTACAGAAGAAATGAAGTCCAGCAAGGGAAGCGAGAAATCCGTAGCAGAGTACAATAAAGCCATCAAGTATCAGGAGGAATACAACAAGAATGTCCTTTCAAAAGCGCAGGCCAATGCTGGCTATCACAGTAAGCATCATAGCTGGGCCTATTACATGGGCTGGTCGGAAAGTGATATACAATGGATTCGGGAAAATGTCATGGCAGAGTTCACAGGTACAGATTCTTTGTGGCAGATGTCTCCGGAGCAGATGGACTTATTACGTCAGAATGTGGACTTGTGGCAGAAAATGGCCGATTCAGGGAAAGGAGGCTATGGAAATGCTGTCGTTGATGCACTCGGTGAATATGCAGATCTGGCTGGAAACCTCGAAGAACTGAAAGAGGGTCTTTTCGAACAGCTTACCGGAATAAGTTTTGATTCCATGTATGACAGTTTCATCGATACTCTCATGGATATGGATGCCTCGGCGGAAGATTTTGCGGATAACCTATCCGAATACTTTATGCGTGCCATGCTTTCAGATAAAATCGGTAACATGTACAGCCAGAAGCTGGAAGACTGGTGGAACAGATTCGGTGAAAGTATGAAGGACGGAAACCTGAGTGAGAGTGAACGTAATTCACTCCAAAACGAATATATGGGATACGTGAATGAAGCATTGAAACTACGGGATGAACTTGCCGCAGCTACCGGATACGACAAGGCTGGCAGCAGTTCCCAGCAGTCGGCCTCCAGCCGCGGATTCGGTACAGAAATGACGCACGAGGATGCCGGAGAACTGAGCGGTCGGTTCACTGCCGTGTATGAGTCCAATCTTAGGATAGAGACAGCAGAGCAGCAACAGACAGTAGCCATTACCGAACTGCGAGGTTCCATCGGCTCCCTGACATCACAAGTAACCGGTCTGTACAACATTGCCGACGAGACACGTACTATCCTGGCCAATTCCTATTTGGAGTTACAGCAAATCAGAGAGAACACAGGCGAAATTGTCAAGCCTATCAAACAGATGCAGGCCGACATTGCCGAAGTGAAACGTAATACAGCAAGACT